GTTTAAACTCAAAGCGGATACTGGTGTTGTTAAGAGAACCCATCCTTCCACCGATGAGATCATAGTTAGTAATAATACGATTGTGATTAATAAGTACCCACCTTTAATTGTTTTTACCCCATGGTTTCATCTTTGTCAATAACCGGTTAATAAATTCAAGACATCATCGATAGCTTTATGTCTATGATTATCTTCTAGTATTATTTTATATACATGCTTACTATCTTTTATCTTGTGTACATCATCAATAGCAGATTTGAACACATCTCCAAGGTCAACCTGTTGGTTGTCTCCACAAAATATCATTATTGAATTCTTACCTAGTCTACCTAAAGCCATCCGTAGTTGTGCTTTAGTTAGGTTTTGGAATTCGTCCACTATAACCACAGCATCATCAAAGGTCCTACCTCTGAAGTGGGTTAGTGAAACTAATTCAATCTCCTCACTATCAACCATTGTCTTTAACTTCTCGGGTTTGTTGTAAACCTTTCTCATGTTAGACATAATAGGTACAAGCCAAGGTTCTAACTTCTCTTTCTCCGTACCGGGTAGAAAACCATTATCTTCGGTTGACACTGTTGGTCTAGTAATAACAATTTTATTGTATTGCCTTTTGAAGTACATGTCTAACCCAATTTGAACCGCTAGCAATGTCTTTCCACTACCAGCTTTTCCAACCACAAAGTTGAAAGCGTGTTTAATTATTTGTTGTTTAGCACTCTTTTGTTCTTCAGATAGTGTTATGTTAAACTTAACATTACCCTTCGGTGGCTTCTTTGTTTTATTTTCCAATATGATATTATTAAATTATATACTAGGTTTTATATCTGCATATCTATATTTTGTATCACCATCTTCATCATGGTAAGCTTCCAATACTTGCTTTCTATTACTCTTCTCTTTTAAAGATATATGTATCCAAGAGAAGTCAAACTCATTAATCATCTGATCAAACTCTAATCCTGAGTCTAACACCCACTCATAGATAACTTTATTATTCATTTTCCCTTTAAACCAGAACTGCAGGTCCAAAGCTTCACCTTTACAATGCTGTGACTTAAAACTCCCGCCAATAGCTCTGTTGAGCTCTTTAGAGCGGTAACCACTACTGATACGAATAGGACCAAGCTCGTCACGCATAGGCTGTATAAGATCTCTAATAAGCATTTGCATATTATGTAAGTGTTCTCTAGTCGGTTCATTGCTTATGTTTAATCTCTTAGCCGTATTACTTCTAGTAATTTCTGACAACACGAAGTTCCTACTTAATCTCATATTAGTTTACTACTATAGTTATGTTTGAATTTCCACTAGTTGTTACTTTTAGGGTTTCAGTTTGAGGGTAGGAAAAGGCGTCATCAAATATAAGTGTTGTATCTTGCGGAATACTAGTTTTGAATATGTATTCATCATCAGTAGTCTTATCTATAAAGACACTTACAGTGATAGCGCCTGTGGCACCATGGTTGGTGACTTTTATCTGAGATATAGTTATATTAGCATTAGTTGAATAGTTACTGCTATCAACTAATTCCTCATCTATTACAGCGGTTCTTATAGTTTTAAATATACTCATATTTTTGTTTTAAGATTTTGTTTCTGTAGTTAGAACCTGACAACGGAATAAGTTATTGCAACCTCTAAGGATATGTTCCCAACAAAATCACCTGTAGAGTAGAGATACACAGCTCGGTTAGCTGTTGAAGTATTACTAATCTTACCGTTATTGTTTTCGAACTGCCTCATATAAGTACTAGACGTGGGCATGCCTCTCAGGAAGTCCTTTTGAAAGCCGAAATACTGTGAAGTAGAACCAGTAACATGACCCACGTAAGCATCCTCCATTCTAGTCTCAGAACCAGTAGAGCCACTTGTGGCTTTTATAAGTACGTTGTCTATAACAATATGGTTAGCACTCCCCGGAGCATCAATTAATTTCACGCCTGTAGTTCCTAAGCCCTGGTATTCAGATACGCTTAGAGAAACTCTTTTAACTCTAGTAATTATATCACCATCAAAGTTTAATTGACCTCTTACATTTCGCAAAGTATCGGTTGAGGATGTTGTTTCACCATTGTCTCTTATAGTTATACCATCATACTTGAAAGTAGCTACGGTTTTTTCACCACTAGAACCATAGTTTGAATCATTAGCTCTAATCTCCACTGTACCGTTGCTAGCCCTGTTACAAAGCGCAACTTTATTGCTAGAGTGAACAGCCAGCATCATCCTATCGCTACTACCAGAATCTAAGTACCCTATACTTGAACCTCCAGAACCCCCAGCAGTATCAGCTTCTAATATTAAATCAGAACCACTATTTAATCTAAACTTTGCATTAGTTCCAGCAGCTCCACCAAGCTCAACCTCGTCTGTATCTGTAATCTTTATAAGATCAGTACTACCCATAGTACCGCCATTGTTATACTGTATTTCTTCGTCAGACCCAGCAGGTGACCCACCACTACCACCAGCAGCCCAAATAGCCTTACTATTATTACCGTCCCACTTTAGGTAGTAACCATTAGTATGAGTGCTTTTACCGATTTTAGTTATATCCCCATCAAGTTTTATGGTATCATTAGAACCCCCAGCACCTATCTCTATAGTATTTCCCTGATCATTACCAGTCCCTAATTTTAACTTACCTTGTATAGCTGTACCGTTTAAGGACACAGCAGTACCAGTATCTATCTTGACATCTCCAGAAGTAGAATCTCCACATACACCCGCTCCACCCCAGTTGGATACCTCTCCAGACTGAATTCTAATTTGACCTGTTGTCCTATCTATAGTGTCTGAATGAAAACCTCCTGGACTTTCTTGACTGTCGGTTCCATACGACATCCCACTCCTTAAAACAAACTCCTGACTGGCTGTATCAGTAGAATTCATGTCTTTAGTATGGAAGAATAATTTGTCTTGGTTCGTAGTGGATAGGTGATTTATAGAACTTACAGTACCCATAAATAAGTCGGAGTCACTTATACTAGCACCTGTCCCGGTGGGTATTATGTTACTTGTTATAGCAGGACTACCACCAACATCATTAAACTTTTCGAATAAAGCATCCGCTGACATAACCGTAGTCGTATTACCACTAGCTAGATCAGCTTTGTCGTTACTGAAAACTGCAATACCCACGTCGTCTTGCTTACCCGTATCCTCTGCTAAGTGTGTTTGAGGTATAGTTGTCCCATTGACGGTGTTATCAGCTATTATATCTAACAACTCCTGTTTTGTCAAATCACTACCATCTGCTCCATCATCTCCGTCAGCCCCAGTAGTACCTTTAACGTTTGTTATAACATTCCAGCTACCACTTTCTTTTTTATATATATCATCTGTGTCCTCCCTATAGTGGAAGTCCCCATTAATACCACCGCTAGGATCTGAGTTACTACTAGTCCATGTTTTACCATCAGCTCCATCATCTCCATCAGCTCCATCAGCTCCCTTAACACTACCAGAAATATAATCACTATTGTTACCAGTGCCTGTGAAGGTTAAAGTACCATCGTTATTTAACATTACGCTACTCCACCCGTCGCCATCATCTCCATCATCTCCATCATCTCCGTCTGCACCCACTAAACTAGCTAACCATGTAGCCTTATCATTCCATGTCCCATCCCCACCAGCTACATCGTAGGCTGAATCACCATCTGGACCCGGTACGGTTGAATCAGCACCAGTTGCGCCTTTATATATCTTGGTTAGTGTAAGCGTTTTTTCAAACTCAATCTCGTCTTCACAGTTTATAGTGAATGTTCTCACAACAACATCACTACCAATAGCTGTACCAGTAGGTAGTGAATAGGGGTTGCCAGATATATCTGCACTACTAACAGTGTAAGATCCGGAAGTACTCACCATGCTAACTTTAAACTCATCAGTAGTAGGTGTTGTAGTAACACTGTTTAATTCTGTACTACCTCTATAAGCTCTTATCAATGTGCCACTACCAGTGAAGTCAGTGACAGTACCATCTAAAGCAGCAGCGAAGGTATGGCTTTCATTACTCATAAGTACAGAATAAGCATCAACACCATCTGTACCGTCGTCACCGTCAGTACCATCAGTACCATCAGTACCATCAGTACCGTCAGTACCGTCTGTACCATCAGTACCGTCTGTACCATCAGTACCGTCTGTACCATTAGTACCTGCAGCTCCAGCTATTTGTTTAACTAAACTTTGACTAGCGGTAAATGCTTGATCAGTATCACCATAGACAGTCATATTAAACGTTAGTACGACGCCGTCTTCAGACATAGCACTATAGTCACCATATGTGAAAGTCTTACCATCACCATGTATTGTACCTGTAGGTATAGTTATTGAACCTGTTGGATTCTGGTCTATGGAGGTAACACTCCACTCTCCATTTGCCGTACCATATTCAAGCTGTGTGCCACCCTGGTAGACCTTTATATCAGTACCGCTACCAGTATATGTAACACTACCACCCGCTGTAGTAGGTAATGAATGCACCGGGTTCGTCATCATCAATGCTATAGGGGAAGCCCCATCGTCACCATCTCCACCAGGTATATTTTTAAGAAAGTTTTGCTTGATACCTAAAGTTTGAAAACCACCCCCACTAGGATCTTTAACCTTAACACTCCAGATTATACTACCATTACTTGATGTTAAACCAGTTATATCAGCGTAGGTAATCGTTGTGTTATTAACAGACGGGCTAACAGAGCTATGTGTCACACCATCAAGCGTAACGCTTTGTATAGCCCATGTGTCGTCACTAGCTGGATCATTAACACCAACACCAGCATAACCACAAGCTAGTTGAGTCGTACCTCTAAACACTTTAAACGTTGTACCACTATCATCAAAACTATCTGGCGTACCAGAACTGTCACACTGTACAACATGTGTAGGGTTTGAAAGCTCTAAGTACAAAGTGCCTGACCCAGTACTACCACTACCACCAGCAGTACCATCATCGCCTTTGAAAAGTTTGCTCACAATTTGTTTAACTGTATAGTCCTGAGTACCACCACCGGTAGCATCTTGAACCCTAACAGTGTAATCAATAGAAGCCACATCAGCTGTTATAGTATGATGCTCATTATACCCCGCATGATTTTCGTCATCAACAGAGTTTGAGCTACCAAGAGTAATTCCACTGGCAACTGGAGTCCCTTGAATGTTCCATTTATTAGCTGCTAAAGTAGAGTTATAAGTAAGTTGTGTTGTTCCTCTGTAAACTTTTATATCAGTACCAGTGTTTGGGTATACAGTACCAGTGCTAAGAGTGGGGCTACCATCTGCGTTACAAGGCACAAAAGCTATTTGATTAGATAG